AATGTTTTATTACATTGGAATCAAATTGTCTGTTGTTATGTCAATATCCCAAAGCTGTAATGAATCAACATTTTCTAATGTAACCCAACCTGTTCCTTCTGAATTTAGTACATAGAATTTAACAAATAAAGTACGTCCACTAATTCTAATTGATGCTTCTGTTGCTAAAAAACCAGATGCACTGTGTAGAACACCTTTACATCTACCAACTGCACCAAATTTTTCATCACGACCAATTACATCAACATTATTAAGTACGCCAAGATTAGTTTCAGAGCCATCTAATTTAAAAGATGCTATTTTTGTGTCGAAACGTAATGTTAATACTTGTGTTTTAATACCGGATATATTATTGTGTGTATATGTGTACGATTCAGTAAATGTCTGAATGACACTATTTTCTATAGACGGTGTAAAACTGTATTGACCATCTGCGACATAATCAATAGAACCACACCTTAAAAAATTAGTGAGTTCTTTAGCGATAACGGTATAACCTTCCGCTGTAGCGTGCAAACCATCTGGTGAAAAATATGCTGTATGATGGAGTATATTTTCAATGTTACTTACATATATTCCACCATTTGTAATTGCACCATCTTTATAAGCTGTAAAGACCTTATAAAATTTGTTGATTGATGTACCCCACCACGAAAAACCTACCATACCTATAATAACTGTGGCATTCGGACATTTTTTACGTGCTACATTGAAAAATTCATTTATACCTGCTAAGATTCTTTCTGTTGTTTCTGGTGCGTCATTTGCACCACCAAGTACAACAATAGCGTCAATATCATCACCATTTTCAAGTGGGTAATTGCTTAGTGCGTCCTGCCAATGATTACCACCTGTTAATGAAAAAGAAGCCCCACCTTTATAAATAGGAATAGCGTGTTCAGAATCCATACCCAAATAATGTATAGTTTTACTCATCCATCCATCTGAATATTCTCTTGTGTATGTGTTCGGATTTGTTCCTATACAAATAGCACCTTCTGCGTAACTATCGCCCATAAAAATAATGTGTTTGTTTTTTATACCATTACCAGAAAAAGACCAACCATTTTGTTCTACATCATTTTTTCTATTTGTTGTTTCATCATTTATTTTTGTATTTAATTTTTCCACTTCATCATTTACTTTGTCATTTAATTGTTCTACTGATTGCCTATATAGTTCAACCTGTGAATTGTAATTTCCTGTTACAACCCAGTATTCTTTATTTGCAATGTCAACTCCAATCGGAACAGGTTTTTTGCTAGTATAACTATTACTTAAATAAGTAACAATAGTTAATGCTTCATAACTTCTTTCTTTATTCCACTCAATAGGGTCAGCGAATGTTGGTACATATCTTGCACCGATGTATTGTCTTGTAGCCATAATTTTTTCCTTCCTTCCTTAATAAATAAGCACTAGTCTACCATATTCTGTATATGGTATTTCAACATCCAGTCCAGTAGTTTCAAAAGTAATGTCAGCCCACTGTTCTGGAATATAATATACAAAATAACCGCTATCAGTTATTTCAACAAAAATCATTGTTGCTAGGTATTTTTCAATAATTTTTTCAATATACGTAGTATCAAAATTATCAATCCATTTTTGTATAACATTTATTTCTTCTTGTAACTTAGTTAGTTCATCAGTAAATTCTTTTTGATTTTCAATCATATTGTTAATATATTTTACTATTTTACAAAGAATTTCATAATAACTTAAACTATCATCATAAACTAAAGGTAAGACCTTTTGACACCAGAATTTGAAAGTAGGTAATTCAATAAAATTACTATTATTCATTTCAATCTCCTTTCTTTACCACAGTCCAAAGAATAAGTCATTAAACTCGTTAATAACTTGCATATCAATGTTAAGAAGTGTATCTCTAAACTTATTTAACAATGTGCTAAAACTTTCTGTTCCTTGTTTGCCTGTGATAGTTTCTACATAATTTTCAGTAGTGTTAGTAACACCAGTGTTACTTGTGGTATCATCTAAACTTATGCTAGAACTACCAGTAGTTTTATTATTTGTTGTTTCATTTTCTGTGTTAGTAGTTTCAGCTGTTCCTGTTGTACTTGTATCTTCTTTATTAGTTTCAGTATTATTGCCTGTAATTTTTCTTGCATTAGTAAGATAATTTTCATTTTCTATACCAGTAATAGCACCTTGCGGTGTATCGGAGTATAAATCATACTTTGTATCATTACCACTATTAGTTTTATTTATTGTTCCTTCACTAGTATCAGCTGTATTGATATTTCCTGTTAGATTTCTAGTTTTTTCTCCTTTATCTTCTTTTGTTTCTTTAGTTGTTTGTTTTCTTGTTTCATCCTCTGTGCTACTACCATCAGCCTTTCTATTATATTCTCTAGTTAATTCTACGTCATGCATAGGGTTGAATTTAATTTTAGCACTTTCATAGAGTTGGTTGTAATACGGCATAATTTCTTCAAGCCTTGTATTCATCCAAAGTAGCCATACACCAACGGTTTCACAACCAATTTCTCTTAAATAGTAATGTTTTAAAATCTTTTGACAAAGTACACTTCTATATTCTTCGTCAAAAAATGGTGTATTTGTTGTAAATATTTTATCCCATGAATTTGCAATAACATTATTTACGTCATTACTATTTACAGAAATATCCAATCCACTTTTTTCTTCACAAATAAATCTTACTTCTGTAGTGTATTTACTCATTGTTTACACCTCACTTGTTGTATCATTACCAATGCTAATGGCATCATTGTTATCAACTTCTTGGAAATCTTCACGGTAATTTACTTCAATATTAGTGCCAAACATATCGTTAATTTTTTTCACAGCTTGTCTCCTGCTTTCTAACCTACTATATCTGCTAGCAATTGTACCACCTTGATTTCTGGTTACTTCATCAGTAATCAACCTTTCTTTCTTTTGAATGTTGATATTACTTATACCAAGGTAAGTCAAAGCTTCGTTCCATATCTGTGTCTTTAATTGATAAAGTTTATCACACACATATGGAGCACCAGTTTGTATTGATTTCAACGCAGATAAATCCAAGTTTTTATCACCAAAAATGAATGGTGCATTCCCATCAAATTCCTTGTATAAGTTTAAAAGTGTTAATCTTTGTTTTTCGGTTCCTTGCACTAAAACAGGTGTTTTTTGTGCATTTGCGTTAACATCAATAATTCTATCAATGTTATATAATCTTTTTGCAAACATTTTAACATCTAGTATACTATTTGTGTGCAAATAATTATTCCAGATTATAACGCTATTACTTTCTTTTAAAAGTTTTTGGTAATTGTTATACCCAGAATATGCTCTGCGTAAAATAGGGTCACCATAAACACCAAGCCTTCCGTTCGCTATACAGTCTAAACATAAGTTACCAAGAATATCATCATCAAAGTAAACCATACACCCAGTTTCAAATAGATGTAATTCAAGATATCTTTGGTCTATGCTAGCAGGTAAATTCTTCCATTCAAACATACATATAGCCAACTCTGTTAATCTGTTAATATATTGTAGATATGTTAAGTTATTCAGTATAGCACTGTCATCAAATATATCTGTAATACCACGTTTTCTACTCATTTCAATTCACCACCTTATACTGTATTATCTAAGTTATAATTACCTACCTCTGAACCGTCCTTCCAAAAGGTAATTCCTTTATCATATATTTCACAGATTTTTCGCATATCATCGGATGGTACACTACCAGTTATTGTCGCACCAATAGTTTTAACATAATTCCAGTGCGGTCTGCTGTTTCTATTTGGTTTTTTAATTTTGTGAATAGCATACCCAAACATGGTAAAATAATCATCAATCATTTTAGCATATTCTTTTGTAACACTGCACCTTCCGCCATAAAACTGTTGTTTAGCGTTTGCAACATTACCACCGCCATTGTTCATGTTTCCTTTGCTTATGTCTGACGCTATAGATGCTTGATAAAATTGTGACATAATACTGCTGACTTCACCTAGTGCACCACTTCCTATAGCCGCCGCAGGATTCGTACTATATGCCCCTGCTATACCAATTTTTCCTGCACTTGAAACAGCATTCAAAATAATCGGTACGCTATTTTGTGCTACCCATGTCTGATAAGCGTTAAAATTCCATGAACACATAGGATAGTTATTTAACTGTATACTCTCCGTATTTAATGTGGTGTAACCACCCAATTCACTAAACTCGTTCACGCCTTTATAACTACAAGGACGTAGAATTGCTATGACTGGTTGTGTTACTGTTCCACTTATTTCTACTACTGGTGTACGCTTATCAAAAAATTCATAACGTAAAGACAATTCACCACCACTTGCATTATCTATGTGATAGAAATTGTATGGATACGTGTATAACTTTTTGTTTTTAGGCTTGTAGCCATCAAGCGTATCATTCGTTGTGACTGCTTCTAATGTTATTGTTGTTTTAGAAGCAGAAGCACCATATGCAAGTCTATGATTTTCTGGTATTGTTCCACCTACAAATAATTTTGGAAACATATAAACACCTATTACTGATTCTGGTTTTTGTATATACTCACTTATTTTTGCATTTATACTTTGCACATCCGTGCTATCATAAGCCCATAATTGTGCTGACCCGTATATACCATCATATAACGTACCATCCACTGTGCTTGTTGTATCTACTATAGCAATACAAACACACATATCTGTCATTCCAACTATAGCTTGATAATCGTTCATTATATATTCGCCTGTTGCAACTGTTTCTGGTTCTATATGTGACCCTATAATATCAGTTTCAGTGTGTTCTCGTTCAATGAAACAATAATCTGGTTCACAATTAAAAAACCATGTTTGCATAACATCAATTTCAAAATAAACATCTGAGCATTCATTGTTAACAAATTCAACTGCTGTAATGAAAGCATAAAACCACTTGTTTCCATATGCTGTATTCTGGAACATCATATAATTGCAATCATATAAGCTGTCAGCTTTTATACCCACCCTTGCTACACCCTTTTTTACTCTCTGATATGTGTAGTTTGTAAGGTTATATTTCTGCAATGATATGAAGTAAGTGTACTGGTCTGTTGATGATGAAAAGTAAATTGTATGGTCATATGCTGTGTCAAGAGGAACATTTTTAAGTAACCTTATATTTGTTGTAGGCTGTATATACATTCAATAACTCCTTTTTATAAAGGGTACACCGTATTGATGCACCCCTTATGTTATAATCTTACGCCTTGTTAAGTGTAACACTCGTATCAACAGTAGTAGCACCGTTAACAGCAGTAGTAGCTGTATAAGTTGTACCGTTAATATCAGCAACAAGAGTGATATCTGTTGCAATCTGTGATGCAGGAATAATAAGACCACCATATTTCTGAACAGCAATTCCTGCTTTGGTGAGTGCTTCTGTCTGAACAAAGTTTACATTCTGCGGATTAAGTCCTGCGCTTTCAAAGTCTGCACTAATAGTAAAGACAGTAGCCGTATCACTTTCATCTTTAGCATCTACATGAACAGTAATAGAAGCAGGTAATGCAATGCCAGCTGTAGATGTTACGAACACAACAGCGTTTGCGAACGGTGAATTTGACACCGTTTTCCACGTATGATAAAAGTAGTTCCAGTACAAACCAGAAGCAACATATTTCTCCGTGAATTTGTTGTTATTGTCGTAAACTTGGAACCAATTTTCATCCAGAATGACAGCCTTTACATCTGCTAACAGTGCTAATTCATCTGCTGTAACTTCATCGATGTTATCAGAGTTTGATCTGATAACCTCAAACCGTTCATTGTCAAAGTCAGTCCAGTTATCAATGATAAACAATCTACCCATGAAATCAGCTTTATCCATGTTGAACGCACTTGCAAGTACATTTACGTCAAACTGTGCATTAAATAAAGCGTCCATAAAGATAACCTGTCTGTCTTTAGGTGTGTTAGTCTTAACACCGGCTTCATTGTAATCACTAGCAATAAAAGGTAACAAATTAGAAGTACCTCTAAACTGTACAGCCGCTTCACTAAGGTCTGTACCTGCTCCGATAGAAGTAGGAAACATTTTTCCGTGACTGATTGCTTTAACAAGTAGATATTTAAAGAGTAGAAATTCATCGTACTCTGCGGCGGTGTAAACACTATCAACAATCTTAGCGATAAGATTCTGAACACCATCAATACTAAGGAATGCCTGTCGTAAATCTTCATCCTGTATGGTAACAGGATACATTACACGCCAATTCATTGTATGAAATGCCGAACGCACATCTGGAATAGTTCTCTGGAACTCACGTCCTGCCGCTTTTTCTACATTGAAGTCAACAGCTTTTGCAATAGACACAAAAATATCTTCTACTGTTTCACCATATTCAATGTATCCCTTTTTAAGCATAGAATAAGGGTTGTTAAATGTTGCACTCTGTACACGTACGATTGCAATTCTGTTTACCAAAGCATTGATAAACTGGTTTGCAAAAGCAGGTGTACCATAGATAATTTCTCCCACTTTAGGGATGTCATTGACAGTTTTAACCTTAGGAACATTCTGCTGATAATCATAAGAAGCGTTCTGTCTAATTACATTTAAAATGTCAATGGTTGACGCATTAAGCGTACTGTTAGCAATTCTTCTTGCCATAATTTTATCTTCCTTTCTTTAATAAATTTATTGTTAAACTGTGGTAAACAGTTCATCAAACGTAGTTGGTTCTGACTGTGGTTCTAGACTAGGTGGTTCTTCATTGGTAATTGGTTCAGAACTGAAAAAACGGTCAGTATATTTTTTTCTCCATTCAGCGTCATTTTCTTCATACTTAGCTTTCCAGTCCACACCATCACCCTTTGCTTTTTCTTCTAAGTCTGATAATGTATCTGTGACATCTTCAAGAAATTCTATTGTTTCATCATCACTTTGATTTCCCACTCTGTTTTTTAATTTTTCAAGAATTTCTTCTCTAGTTTTTACTGCCATAGTATTCTCCTTTCTACGAAATTTTTGTCCACTTTGTAACATCAAATAGATTACTCAATCTTAATGTAAGTGGGTGATTTGGTGACAGCATAATTGACCCATCTTCTGTTACCATAATGGTAAATCCATCCTCATGTTTATAAGTTCCTGCGTTAAATAACATATTTGTTTCTCCTTTCATATTAGTAATTGTATTTATCTGCTTACAGATATTGTATTGACAAGTTTCTGTATAGCACAATAATCGTAACCTGCCGCTGTAAGTTTATTCTTTCTTGTATTACCATTCCCCCATTTTCCTGCAATAACTTCTCTTGCAATTTTTTCGTAAGATTTTAAATCAGTACCATTCAAAATTGCATTCACTTTTGCCTTAACAGCATCATAATCATAACCTGCTTCTGTAAGAAGTTTTTTTCTCTTATCACCATTATCCCATTTTCCTGCAATAACTTCTCTTGCAATAGTGTCAATAGAAACTCTAGTGTTTACATTTGTGTTATTACCTACATATCTAAGGTGCACATCCCAACCACCAGAATATTCATAATAACTTCTTATACATATTTCCTTTCCAGTTTGGTCACCAGTTTTGCCACCAGATGCTGTACCTTTTTCATTGATAGAAGCATGAACTATTTTGTTATTTGAAATGCTCATTACGACGTGCTTATTTCTTTTTAGGTGTATATCACCTGCTTTCCACGGTGCTTTACAACTAACAAAACCTGCTGCTCTAAGTTGTTTCTCAAGATTACCAGTCCATGAGTGTGGTGATACATCAAAACCTGCTTTGTGAAGTGCTGTACCAACAAGTGAAGAACAATCAAAGTCTGGACTATTTCTGTGCTTCTGGTCGTATCCGTGTGTGTTATCATTTGCTGTGTCAATCATAAACTGAACTGCTTTCATAATGTTTGGCATAATTTAATCTTCCTTTACATCAAAAATGTGAAATAATTGCATTAGTTTTTCTGGCAAAATGTCTGGGTTAATCTTGCATATGTTTTCAAGTATTGATACTAATTCTGTGGTACACACATAAAGTATAATAATAGGTAAGATTGAAACACCAATCTGAAAACCTATCAATGCCCCTTCGTTATCAACCAACCACGCAACAAAGTAGCATAATATAAAGCCAACCTTTTTAAAAAGACCGTCACGCAATTTTGATGACTGAATGTCTTTGTTCTTGATAGCTGTAATTATGCCTGTGGTAAGGTCTAATGCGTTGAAAACCATAGCAATAATTATAGGGTAAAACTGTTCCATTTCTTTCACTCCTTTCTTTGTTATTTATATCAATTATAACATATCGCTAGACAAATTGCAAGATACATGTTAAAATATATATTAGAAAGGACGTGAACGAAAAATGGGTAAGTATTATGACGGCACTAAACTTTTATCTATGCTAGATATAAACGGTAATAAACCAGAAATTTATATGTGTACAACTAATCGTACTGGTGGCAAGACAACATATTTTGGTAGATTATGCGTCAATAGATTTTTAGATAAAGGTGAAAAGTTTGGACTTATTTATAGATATAACTATGAACTTGATGATGTTGTTGATAAGTTTTATAAAGATTTAGGTAGTTTGTTCTTTAAAGAACACGAAATGACAAGTAAACGTAAGGCAAGTGGTATCTTTCATGAATTATTCTTAGATGAAAAAAGCTGTGGTTATGCATTAAGTCTTAACAGTGCTGACCAGATTAAAAAATATAGTCATTTATTTTCTGATATTAAAAGAATGATATTCGACGAGTTTCAAAGCGAAACTAATCACTATTGTGCCGATGAAACTAAGAAGCTACTTAGCGTACATACGTCAGTAGCAAGGGGGCAAGGAGAACAGGTGAGATATGTACCAGTTTATATGATTGCTAACCCCGTATCTATAATAAATCCATACTATGTTGAAATGGGAATTAGTGCAAGACTGAAAGATGGCACAAAGTTTTTACGTGGTGATGGATTTGTACTTGAACAGGGATTTATTCAAAGTGCAAGTGAAGAACAAAAAGGTAGTGGTTTTAACCGTGCATTTGCAAAAAACGCATATGTTGCTTATAGTAGTGAATGCATTTACCTTAACGATAATAAGAGTTTTATTGATAAACCAAGTGGTAAAAACAGATATATTTGTACACTTAAATATAAAGGAACAGATTTTGGCGTAAGGGAATTTACAGAAGATGGCTATATTTATTGTGATGATAAACCAGATATTACTTTTAAGACCAAAATAACAGTAACAACAGCAGACCATGAAGTGAATTATGTTATGCTTAAAAAAAATGACTTTTTCTTATCTAATCTTAGATATTTATTTGAACGTGGTGCATTCAGATTTAAAGATATGAGATGTAAAGAAGCTGTTCTTAGTGCGCTAAGTTACTAGGTATCTTCTCATGTTTCCATCAATGAGTGGATAGGATAGCACACTTGAAACAATAGTGCCTATACCATTTGTCGTTTTTGCTGAACGCTTTGTTTGGTACATGAGTTATAGATATAAATAGATAGCAGGGATACGAACTTAGTTCGCCCCTGCTATTCTTATTTGTAATATTTTATTTATCACCTGTTGAACCAAAACCACCACGATTTACTTCTGATAATTCTGTTACTTCAACAATGTCAATAGGATGTTGATGCTCAATAATTCTAAACTGACAAATTCTTGTATTCTTATGTATACTTATTTTTCTAGTAGCGAATGCAGGAAAATACCATTCATCATTGTTACCACAATATGCTTCATCAATTAGTCCAACGCTGTTTGCTTGAATTATACCGTACTTCTTAAATGTTGAACTTCTAGGTATCACCAATGCTTCATACCCTTTTGGTAACATCATAGAAACTCCAAGTGGTATAAGTTTGAACTCTCCTGCTTCAAGTGTAACATCTTCTGCTATACGCAGGTCAATCCAATCTCCATTAGCAATTTGTTCAATTTTTTCCATTCCGTTTTTAACGTATTTAATTTTAATAGTTTTTAATTCCATGTTTTTTACCTCATTTCATATGGTGTGTCTATAAGTAGGATACCGCCACGTATTCTCTTTGGTCTTAATTTTCCGGGAACTTTTAGTCCTACTTTAAAGTCACTAAGATTTCTTTTTATCGGTTTACCTGTTTCTTTTTCAAATAAAAATTCTTTTTCATCTTCACTCCATTCCTTAAACACTTTTGTTGACTTATCTTGATATCCACTAATGTCTGCCTTTCCATCAAGTGACGCTTGAAATAAATCTTTACATTTCTGAGGCATACCTGCACACTTAATATTGTTATACGGTTTTCTAGGTTTACCGTCTTTATCTAACAACTCTTCAAGTGGTACACAATTTTCGTGTGTTACGTGTTCAATATATGTCTTTTGTCTTGTAAAAACAGCTACATCCCAACAGCTTTCTAATTTCCAACAACAAAAGTCTTTATCATGTACTTTAATACCAACAATATCTTCTGGTGCAAGGTCACAATGTATACTATCTGTATCTGCATATATAAAACCTCTCTTATCTTTACCATGATAATTTTTCTGTGCGGCTCTAATGGTAAAGTTTCTTGCATAACTTGTTATAGCTGAACCAACAGGTATATAACCTGCTTTCTTGTTGGCTTCTGCAACTGGTAAAAAGCCTATAGTTTTGTCCTCTTTGACATAAGCAAGTTTAAAGCTACTATCCTTACTACTTGCCATTTTACCATATAAATTGTTCAGAAATAATTTTGCCAACTCACGCAACGCATCTTTGCTTTCCAGTTTAATTTTCTTGTACTTGTCAATATACTCGTCAAAGATACCTATTTCACTATAAAACCAACAACCGTCTAAAATCTCAAAGTCTACAAGTTCATAGTGTTCTTTTAATAATTCGTAGTCAGTCATTGTTAAAACTAACTCAACTCTTGTATCGTGAATGTTACCGTCTTTGTCAGTGTAATGTGTGTAATACTCACCAGTTCGTTTGTCGTATACGTCAGATGTTTCAAGTGCTTCTGTACCTTTGTACAATAGTGACGATTTTATTTGTATGAATGGTAACTTATCTGGTTTGATGTAGAATCTTGTCTTAACTCTAACAAAGTAATACCTATCATCTAAAAGTGCAACATCTGGTATGATGTTTCCTTTCCAGAAATGTGGTACACCTATTGGGTATCTATTTCCGCTCTCACTACTCATCATACTAGGATACAAAGAGTTCACATCTGCTGTTGTTCCATTTGTGAAAATCTTGTTTTCTTTACCATTAACAAGATAGCACCAACCACCTCTATACGATTTGCGTATATATTCTCCTGCATTGTTATATCTATGTTCTTTCTTGTCTATAGTTATATCGTACACGTCTGGATACATTTCATCGTAGTCATATGGATTCTTTGTTGAAACCTTACAAATTGCCTTGTATTCTTCTAAGCAACACGACCCTATTGTTAACTTATTATGACCCTCTTTAAACATTATCTCTAATGCTTCTTTAACTACAAGAACATCATTTGCTATGTACTTTTTTTCTTCATCCGTTATGTTGCAACCTGCATACCTAAAACCGTTATATTCCATATCAAGTTTTTTATGCTTTGTACCAAAACTTTCTCCAATACGTTTTACACTGAACGGCAGTAATTTCAAAGAATCTCTAATCTCTATAAAGTGATTATTGACTTTTATAATAATACTGTACCACATACCTTTATCAGATATACTATACTTAAATGACTTATTTTCCATGAATTTCTCTGGTAGCCATTCAACATCATTTTCATTATCTCCTACCTTTTTATAGGCTTGCTTATATCCCTTATCTATTAGCAAATAGGATAACCAAAATGCACCGTCAAATTTCAAGTTATGGTAATAAGCTATAATGTTACACTTTTGTGCTATAAAATAATCAAATTGTTCTCCAATACTGTGAAAAATATTTACATCTTCTGTGAACAATTCAACGGACGCACTAGCCCAAACTTCTGTATTAACCTGACCTTTATACACGGTTGTTTCAAAATCGCACATAAAATAGCGATATTTTTTGACCTTCATAGTGGGCTACTATAATCTTCTTCTTCTTCCATTGCGTCCATCATTTCAGCCTTAAACAACTCTCCTGCTTCTGGTAAATAGTCTAACATTTCAGACATATATTGCGTTAGCTTATCTTGTGAGTATACAATCTGATATGTAACTATCAGTCCTGCTTCTGCTCCGTCGTTCAGCATTGTTGCAACATCATGCACGTCATTTGTTGCTAGTATTTTGTCTAACCATGATAGCAATAGATTACTAGCGTGCTCATTAAATTGTCTAACGTGTGCCTTAAATCCACTTATAACAACAGCGTCAAAAAACGACGTATCTTTCGATATATTCTCTGGTGGTAAAAATCCCTGTGTATTTGTTGGTTCTTGCCTTGGCTCTGATAGTCTATATTTCCTAGTTTCTGCGGCTTTTTTGTCTCTTAAAGAGCGTTCCAACCTTCTACCTTTTACACCAGATACTATTTCCCCATAAGTAGCAGAACCAACGTATTCTGCTTTCTGGTATAGTTTTTCTGGCGTTAATTTTGCCAGTTTTCTAACACTGGCTTGTGTGATACGGTTAGGTCTTTTTGGTAATACATTTTCGTTGAAATGAAACCCACGTTTTTCTGCTCTACTTATAAACTGTTTTATGCGTCTAACTTGTTTAGAATAAGCACGTTCCGTGGGTGTTTGTTTGTGCCTTTTTGCCATAGTGTTCACCCCTATAAATAAAAATATGGAAGCACTTTAGTTTGGTGCTAATAGTGCTTCCATTTGTCAATCGTTATAACACGAACTTAATCAATGCTTTCAACGTCAAGTACACAATTGATATAGTCACGGTTATTTTTGGTCTTACCCGAAGTTTTAATGACTGTAAATGTCTTATCTTTCATAATATTTGCAATGTCATTGATTGAACGCTTGAAAGTAGCTGACTGACAGCTGTAAACCTTTTTATCTGGCGTAATAATAGACATAATAGTGACAGTCTCACCAGTTACTTCTTTAACATCTTCAAATACCAGAATTCCGTCCACTGTGATATGTTCACCATCTTCAACATCTTTCAATGAAATAATCGACGGAGAAATAGTCATAAGGTACTGTTCCACTTCATTAAACTCTCTACTCATTTCTTTAATGTTAATCATAATTTTTTATTCTCCTTTTAATGTTTTAGTTTTTATAAATTTTTACTGCACTTCTGTTTCTTTTACTACACCGTTTCGTGGCGGCATTACTTTTGCACAGCTGATGAACTCCTGTTCAGTCATACCATACAATGTTTCAATCTCTTCCTTGTCAACAATGTGTACCGCCTTGAGTGTTTCTGTTTCAATAAGCGGTTTTACTCTTTTCATAAGTGCTTCATCGTCCTTGTATGTGCGTGGTACGGTCACTACGTGATTACACGGTTCACCGCACTGGACATCCAAACACATAACATTTGCTTTTGTTGCGATAATTGTTCTTGTTACCATAGGTACTCTTGCCATAATTTTGTTCTCCTTTCTGGCTGTTTGTTGTTTTATAGTTTAGGTACATTATTGTACCAGTGGGATGGACAGGAATCGAACCTGTCTTAGCCGTTGTTAAACGTAGAATTAAGCGTTTAAGTTTCATCCCAAGGGGGTGAGTGGCGTGTCTCTTTTCAGATACGCCAACTCTGGCAAATTAAATGGAAATCACTCTTGCTACTCTCTTATTATAACAAATTATACTTTGAATGTCAACACTTATTTGCAATTTTATTAGTAAAAATAAGTATCTAAAACTTTTTTCTTGTATTGCACTACAATTTCATTTATAACATCCTCTACCAATAAATTTGCTGACAATTCTAAAGATAAATTTAACAACACGTATCTATAACATAACGAACCAAACCCTATAACATCTACTATCATATTACCATTCGTAATATGCACATATATTTCCCCTTTAATGCAAGATTTTAACTCTTTTTTAAGTGCAAGCACAAATTTTTTTTCCGTTATAATATTTCCTTTTTTCTGATATTCATCACCATATAAGTTACTATATATAGTAACAAGGTCAGCCCACTTTGTACGAAATTTTATTGTCATTGGAAAATCATTACCATATAAAGCTTGACATCGACTAAACGTATCCCATGCTTCCTTAATTTCTTTTTTTAAATATTCTTTATATGCTGTCATATTATTTACCTCTCTTTTTTATTTTTACTACACTATTACATACCATATAGTGAGTACCTGTTAGTTTTAACTAACTTCATGTATATTCAAGAAACAAGTTTATCATTATGAGGTGCTAGTCTTACGACTAGCCCTCGTTTTTATTCGTGCTTCTTGGTGGTAATACCTCTGCATATTTTATAAAATCTTCCTCACTCATACCAAGTAATAATTCGTTACATATTTGCATTTCTATGTGAACTAATTTTAGTACATCATTCTGAAAAATTGATTGAAGTTTTTTTAACAATTCATCATCCGTATACTGCCCACCTATATCGTAAGTCAGTATTTTTACCTCTGCCGTTTTTACGTTTAACGTCATAATCTTTGCTGTTGTCTGCATAATTGTTCTTGTAATCATTCTTTTTCTTGCCATAATTTTATTCTCCTTTTTCTTTTTATATTTCCGCACTATTGCGGTAAAACCCTTGTGACGACTTGCACGCCACTGTCTGCTAGTAGGGTTTATTTTACATCACATCAAATAACCTTTTCTTATCATTATCAAACACTACAAGATAACTATTGTCTCTGGTTTCTAATCTCATACTTCCATCTGCTAAAAACCAAGAACAAGTGAATTGAAAAGTATTGTGTGAACAAATACCAAAGCAGCTTGCACCTTCTGCACTGCAATATTCATCATAACACCTATCCCATGCCGCTTGTTTTGCGTCTGACCATTTATCGTATACTTGTCTTAAATGTGTACCTTCCCATCTTGTACCCATGTCGATAAGTCTCTTCCCTTGTGCTGTACTTGCTTTTACTATTCTCATAATATTATACCTTCCTTTCTATTATATGGCACTATTGCTAAAACCCTTGCGATGACTTGCACACCGCTGTCTGCTAGTAGGGTTATTGCTTAAAAATACATTTCATTAAATCTTTCAAAAGCACACCTTTCTGTATTATTGCCATCCCTCATTGCCACTATATTATCAAAAGTCAGTGGATATAATCGGTCAATCTTTAAAAGGTCGCCATCGAAACCCATTTTACTAATCAATTCACGCGCATTATCTAAATTTGTATTTTCTGGTGCAATGAATTTTGATACAAAAGCGTCTACTCCATCATAAAATACGAAATTGTAAAGATACCACTTACTCATTTTTACCACCTTTTCAGTATATTATACTGACCTTTCTTATTTTACTTTTCTGCAAATAAAACCACACTCCTCTAATAGTCTACGGGTTTCACTGTTAACAGTTGTAACATCAATTATATATCCTGTTTGTTTTTCGATTATTTGATACATTTAACATTCTCCATTTCTAATATTCTTCGTCATATAATTCATTCCAAAGGTCGTCAAGAATATGCCATTCCATACGCTTCTTGTTAGTAATATCATTGTCGATTCCGTATACCGTTCTATAAAGACACAATGTCTCCCATGCTTCGGATACTTTTTTCCTTATTATCTCTTTTTCATTATTCATTTTAT